GCGAACAAAGGTCTGTCATATACACTATTCATTTTTATGCCCCGCTAGAGTTCATGATTCCGCCCAGTAAGGACTGCCCAGATGCGTCTCGTAATCCACCTAATCCCATAGCTGTACCTAAGAATGTAGAGTAAGGACTAGGACTTGGCGTAGTACCCATTGTCATAGTTCCTTGGCTACTCGGCACACCTCTAAACATGTCAGACATAAAGCCCAACCTTCTAAAAGGTTCGTTTGCAACTTCTAAAGCGTTCTGTCGTTCTACGTCATACCCTGCTTGTATCTGTCCTTGTTCTAAGGCACCAAGATTAAACAATGCATTCACGTCTCGTGTTCCAGCGGCCTGCGCTGCTTCACCCATCGCTCCTTGTCGAACACCCATCTCACCTAGACCCGCGCCAATAGAACCAATGCCTGAACCTAGTGACCCAAAGATCTGCGCCGCATTTTGTCCACGTCTCATCTGGTCAGAGAAGGCACTCATTGCATTACCCATTGATTTATCAAACCCAGCGGATCTAAGTCCTGCACCTGTTCTTGCTTGTTGATCCGCAGTGTTTCTTGTTAATTCGGATTGTTGTAGAGCTCCTCTTGATCCACCAAATGCTCCTTGACCTATAGCTTGAGAAGTAAGTCTGTTTCTTTCCATGTCTGCTTGTCTGTTTATATCGGCAGTCGTGGTATCTATAACCTCTTGTGTGTAGGGGTTCATAAAATCTTTGTACGATTGAGGATCAAATGCACCAGTGGTTCCACCCAAAGCATCAACACCTTTTCCATATGCACCCAAAGCATCTTGGTAAACACCAATACCTTCGTTTAAAGTCTTGGCTCCAGCATCCATCATAGGTTTGTACGCACCTACGTTTTGCATACCCATTTGAAGAGCTTTTAATTGAGCCGGGGTAAAGCCAGCTAACTCAGCCGATGGAACGCCTGCTAGGAGATCTTTCTTCCCTTGCTCAGAAACAGAAGCAAGAAAGTCTTTGTAGAACTTTTCCTGGTACTCAGGTAGAACAGTTTGGGATTGATTGAGGTAGGTTACGTCCGCTGGATCAGCCATTACGCTCTCCCTTCTAAGTTATTCATCATCTTATACATCTCTGCGGCTCCTCTAGCACGGTCTCCCATCCCCGCACCTCTTACCGCATCCTCAGTCATAACAAATTCACCGTCCGAGAGGCGAGCTTCTTGTACCGGTCCACCATCTTGATAGATCATAGCGGGTATAGAGTCACTGGTTCCTGAACCAGGGCCCTCAATATATCCACCATCTTTCATGCCGTATATAGGTTGACCAACGTAATCAGTTCTTTCCCCTGTCCTCATTGTGTATTCTTGTTCTGGTGTTAATGTATTTATCCCACCTTTTTTCTCATTAGCAAGAAGCGCGGCTAGTACTAGATCGCCACCTTTACCACCGAGCATATCACCTAATGCTCCTAAACCTCTTCCTCCACCAGCGGTCTCAGTAGAACCAGTAGCAGCTCCACCTATAGCCGCCGCAGCTTGGTCTTGTGCACCCGAATTAGTAAACATTTTTGCGAACATATTCGTCTTGCTTGGATCACCACCAGCCATCATTCCTGCCATGTTCATGGCTCCCGGTGCAAGAGCCCCGATTCCAAAACCACTTAGGGCTCCAGCAAATCTATTGTCTTCATTTAAAGCAGCTCCTGCTAGAGCTCCACCTATCTTGGCTCCCATTGGACCGCCCACCATACCACCAATTATAGCACCGATTCCTGAACCTAGTAGATCTTTGAAAACACCCATGACAAATCACCCTTCATTTTTCTTGTGTAGTTTAACTGTTTTTTTATGAAACAGCAACTGTTACTGTTCCTATTGCGCCAGTTCCAGCCGATCCTGCACACGCAGCAGCATCAGCTAGAGCTATTTTAACAAATCCATTTACTTGATACAAGGTTCCAGCCTCTAGTCCAACATCGTTATCAGCTTGAATATTTGTAAGCGTTAATGTTGTTGCTCTTAGATCACCTGGGTTTTGCACTTGAGCTAAAAAGTATTCTAAAGCTCGAGTTAAATCCGTCATGTATCTTATGTCGATATCACCCGAAGGTGTTGGAAGTCTAGGAAAAGGAGTTACGTTTGTTGCCATTACCTTCTACCATCCTGACGTAATTCTATTCTTGGAGAACCGAGTCTCCATCTAACTCCGAGTGCCGTTGATCCTATTTTAAAAGCAAAAGATCTACCTCTTAATCGAATGTCTGCTTTCGTTGTAAATTGTTCAAAGGGTACTGTCGTTGTAGATATAGCGGTGGAAGAAACAGTGTCTGACTCAGCCTGTCCATAAGGACTACCAGGATAGTCTTGCATACTTAGTGTCATATCCACGCTCGGAGAACTACCAGTCGAACCTTGAAAAGTTATATCAGGGATAATTTTACTCACAAAAGCAAATCGTTCTCCCTCTCCTATGCTTCTGGGACTAGCTTCAATAGACGCAGCCATTGCAGAACCATCGTCATCGTATCCAACTTCATGGTCGTATAGATACCCACTTTCTGCCCCAATGGGATATTGAAAAGTACCTCTGTCTATAAACGCGGATCTACTTAAAGTACCGTAATACCAAACTTTTTCTGCATAGTTATAGGTAACGTAGAGATTATTCTGACCAGAGCCGCCATTAGCTATAGAGTTAGTGTCAGAACAATAAAACCAAGTTACTTCTGAAAACTCTGCGTTATGAGCAGCGTATACCTTGTCTTTTTGAGAATAATTAAAATCAAAGAATACTTTTTCTTTTACCATGCAAGGGAGCTGTTGTGTGCCACCTTCGTAAAGATAAAAAGAATCTTGTCCCATCCAAAAGACTGCATCTTCAACTGCGACAGCCGCGTTAGGTCCCATGATTGTTATGCCCGTGGACAGAGGTTGAATACCAAATGAGAACGGTGCGCCCAAGAACTGCATAGAATGTAGAGTGCTATCTGTAAAAATTACAATTTCTCGTTTCGTTTCTATTGCCGTGACAAAGGTTGATCCGCTACCTATTCTTAAATCCCCCGCTGAGTTGGTTGGTGTAGGAGCCCAGTCTGTTAAAGACTCTGAGCTAGAGAACCGTATAAGCAAAGGATCTTGGGTCGTGGTGCCAATTGTATTAGTTCCAAAAACTATTATATGCCTAGAGTTGTCCGAAACCATTACTTGTTTTGCAATCGTGGGAGCGTTGTTAGCGTTATCTACATCAACCAAGTTTACTGCTCTCGCAGCAAGTCCGCCGCTTTTATCCCAATAGTACACGCCCCCGTCTCTTAAATTAAGTAATAGATCTTCTCCAAAATTGTCTTCGTTCCAAAGAGATAATTCAGTAGCAACTCCTGTGCCAAAAGACGATCCCCATGTGCCTCTTTGCCATGTACCAGCACCCCAACCAGTGCCACCAACCTGAGTATCTAGTCCGCAATCTATTTGAAATGCAGCAACGGTACTGCCCCCGCCATTGCCCGTATCACTGCCATTAGCCGTAACAGAGAGGTTAATCGTAAAAGTATTGACAGTAGGGACACTAATTATTTCGTATTCTTGGTTAAGCACTGCGGCTGTAACATTTCCTCCTAAAGAAGCCGCATCGCTAAATGTAACGAAGTCACCAACATTAGCACCATGTGAAGTGTCTGTCACGGTAGCTACAGTAGCACCATTGGCAACTGCAAAAGTTGCTTCTCCAGTAGTAGTTTGTCTAATAGGAGTAATGTCATTAAAATCATCTCCTTGAACTAAATAATACTTCGAAGAGGTGCCAACGGCTATGAACTTAGAACCGTCTAATGCCGTCCAAGGAAACAAACTTCTAGCCGAACCTAAATAAGTGTTTACAGTTCTTTTTACCCACCCACCTATTTTCTCAGGAAAACCCAGTCTAAACCGTACCTTCTCACTATCAATCCAGCCACCCTCATTCGTGTAGGAAGTTACATCTCGATTAACACCGGGTCTATATTGCAGTTTCTGTATGGGCATTAAGTGTCTCCATCAAAGTTTAATTTTCAACCCAACTAGTTGTTGCTTCATTCCATCCGTAGTGTTTGCCATCTGATGGGTACGCTATCGGAGCTTCATATTTACATGTGGTTTCATTTAATACCCAAGAAGGATAGGGAATAGGCTCTATAAAGGCATCTCTAGAACTATCGTAAGTGTATCCTATGCCCGCATAATTCTTACGAATATTACCGTTGTAAGATGTTTGCACCCAAGTACCACCTAACAAATCTTGACATATTTTGATACCCAATGCTTCTGATTCATTGTTTGACTCATCAAGAATATCACTATTATCAACAACAATTACTTGTGTTACTAAATTGTCTTCTATTTTTGCAAAATGCGCCATTCAATTCCTAATTCTGATATTTATATCTAATTATAACTATGCCAGATCCACCGCTTCGACCGTTGTTTCCTCGGTGCAACCGTACCCCTCCAGCTCCGCCTCCAGTATTTGCAGTGCCGTCCGTAGAAGCACCGTATGTATTTCTACCATTGGTACCAGTACCTCCGCCGCCATCTCCACCAGATGGTGTATACGCTAAACCTTCGGCACCAGCTCCTCCACCGCCTGCATAAAAAGTGCCGTTTAACCATTCTACACCGTCACCTCCGTCACATTGACGATCCGTGTTTCCTGCTTCTCCTGCACCGCCCCCGCCACCCGGTTGCCCGTCATTAGCCGCCGTACCACCGTCATTACCTTGTCCAGAAACCCCATCTCCCGGATTATTATTGCTATACGCGGAACCACCACCAGAACCCCCGTTACCACCTGCGCCATTATTCCAGTTAGAACCGTGTCCTCCGCCAGTTGCTGTTGACCCTAATCCAGTAGAGTTTGCGCCTTGCGACCCTGTACCAGAGTCATCGTTTATTGCACCTGCACCACCTGCACCAATCACAATAGAATAAGCCCCCGCAGATTTAGTAGCTCCTGTTACACGAACCATACCACCCGCACCGCCACCGCCAGAGTTGTCAATACCCGCACCGCCGCCACCAGCCGTTACCATGTAATCAATAGTTCCGCCCGCAGAATTGCCCTCAACGCTAATAGTAAATGTTCCTGACCCTGTAAAAGTATGGTACTTATAGTCACCATCAGTAGTTGTAGTACCACCAGAGGCCTCATAGTACTTTACCCTAGTATAATCTGCTCCAAAACCATTTACGTTATAGCCAAAACCAGTCATCTAACGCTCCCTATGAGTCATTCTTAGCATCAGTGGTAAAAAATAATTTTATACCTTGTAGACGTGCTGTTCCTGTTTGTGAATCCGCAGATACATCTCTCATAATTTGAAAATAAGTAAACGTGTCCGCCGCCGCACTTGCAATAGTAACGTCACCACTAACGGCTGAAACGTCTAAATCATTTGTTGTTCCACTATGCGATTTTGCCGCTGCGACTACGTTTGTACCAAAGGCTGTGTTGTTGCTTACATTGTCCGCTATTGAAACTCCAGATAACCCCCATGCTACTGTACCAGTATTTGTACCGGTTACAGTAAAGAACGCTTGAAAAGTAACTGTGCCTTCGTTCCACGACTTAGGAAATATCACAGAAAATTGTGCAAAGTCATCCGCATCTGCCGCAAAATCTAATACACTTAATTCTGGTCCATTACTTAGTTCTACTTGTGTTAAATCAGAACACCCATTTGTTGTATTTGGATACATGGCTCCAGCGGGTACATATATTGTTTCTAACCCTGCAACTTTAACCGCTGCTGTTGCATTTGTAAGGGCACCACTAATATCCGCAGTACCGTTTATATCAATCGCTGTAGCATCCAGTTGGATTTCATCTGTAGCCGCAAGATTTAATGTGGTCGCGTTAGTAGCATGAATAAATTGCGTTTCATCGTTAAACATAATTTTGTTTGTGCTGTTCAATGTTAGACCAGAACCATCGGTGTGTGTTAAAGTAGTATCTGTATCTGCGCCAAAACCAAGAACCGCTGAGTCTGATTTAAGAGTCACATCGTCACCAAAGTCCGCATCTCCTGTGTTTGTAAGAAGACCTTGGTTGGTAAGTGTAGCAGTTGTAAGAAGACCTGCGTTTGTAAGAACCGCAGTTTTTGTTGTCCCTGCTAAATTGACATCTGTTAAAAGATCGTAAACTACTGCACTAGAGCCCCCTCCGTCCGTTGCAATAATTTTAGTTTCACCCGCTAGGATAGCAACATTAGCACCACTTCCTTGTGTGAAAGTTAAAGTAGCCGCTGTTGCATTCTCCATAATCCAAACTTTAGAAGATGTATTTGGTAAAATTGTTACAGTGCAGGCTTGACCTCCGCCCGTAAGTTTAAGTGCCATGCTTCTGTCCGCGTCTGACGCACCATCTGCTATTGTAATATTATCTGTTGAGGCGTTAGCAATCGCTCTTGTACCCCAACCTAGAGCCTGACCGATTAATTCTAGATTAAGATTTGTTGTGGTACCCCATGTACCCGCACCATCTCCAGTCGCCATCTCATTAAGTCTAAGATTATTTACATAGGTACTAGCCATTTTATATGTTCCTTATGCCGCTATTTTTGTCCAACTGGGATCTTGTGAAGGAGTTGTACTACTCCAACTAGGATTCTGTGTGATACTTATAGCACTCCAACTAGGGTCTTGTGAAGGGATAATTCTTCCCCATACGTTTTCTTCGCCAATTTCTCCAGTGCCTACTACACCCGTTGGGAAGACCGTAACACCTAATGCGAGAGTAACTTCTCCAACTTGTCCTGTTAAAGGTAGTTCAGTTGGAGGTAAAACAACAGCCGAACTTACGACCGATTCATTGCCAAGTGTACTTGTAGCAGAAACTCCTGATGGACTTACTACTGCGGTTCCAACAACTTGTTCGTCACCAAAGCCAACGGTGCCTGTTAAGCCTGTTTCTGTAACAACTGCTCCACCCGCCGCAAGAACCGTTCCTACTGCGCTTGTCGCAGTAACTCCAGTAGGTTGAATTATAGAACTTATTACAAAACTTACGGATCCAACTGCGCCTGTTGCACCAGCCGCATTAGTAATAACAACAGGTATGGCTCGGCCCCAAGGACCTTGACCCCAACTACCGCGCCCCCAACCTGTTAGAATAGCCATGAGTTACCTCGTTAAGCTATGCGGATAATAGCGTTAGAAGCATCTGCTGTTGGGAATTGGATTGTAAAACTTCCCGAAGAAGAAGATTTATTACCTCCAAAATCTAATACACAAACAGCTTTGTCACTATTCGTATCGTTATAGATTAAAGCACCTCTAGCCGTAATAGTTGCTGTAGTAAAAGTTATATCAGCAAAATCTGTAAATGCAGTAGTTCCGCTTGCAGTTGGAGCAACTTTAGTAAGAGTACCACCTCCCGCAGTATACGATCCACTATTCGCTATTTCCCCTGTAGTGACGTAAGCTGTAGATGTAGCACCTAATGTCGCTGTAGTACCAGATTTTCCACCACCACCAATAGCATATAACGCTAACTTAAAAGCATTTCCATTAGTAGCAAAATTATGTGTAGCCGTCAAAAGCTCTGTTTTAAAGGAAGTACACATCGCTTGTGTTATTGCCATTTTATATTCTCCTTATAGTATTAGCTAAGTCGGGGTGACCAGCCTCTCTTAGTTTATGGGCTATAGTAGCACGTTCTTCTTTTCTAGCCAACTCTATATGATAATGCACGACATTTCGCACGTTATCCGAAAAAGCTTGCGCTTGTTGCCTAATTGGTTCCGGTGCTGTTTCCGACACGGCAATTATCTTATTAGTAGCCATCTCTGAAATTTGATCGTCACTAAGTCCGCCATTATTCGACGCAACTACAGTAACAAAACCTGTCTCAATTCCCCCCTTTACACTAAACATTTTTTACTTCTCCCCCATTCATGTGTTTGTGATCGTGTCTCCCAAAAATTATTGGATCTTGATCCAATGGCTCTGGTGGCTCTACCTTAGACTGCCGAGTTATTAATAACCCTCCACTTTTGTACGACTGCACTAAAGGATCTTCCAATCTGTGATACCCATACAACTTTTCATTCTCTGGCACATTCGTATCTAAAAGCCCAGAACTATGTGCAACCTCTATCTTCACGCCTCGAGTCGTAGCAATGGCACACCAAAACTCTGTGCAAGCTCTTCCCGCTTCTGCCATGCTTACATTCTTATATGTATAATCTAAGCCATACAAACAAAGTTCTTTTACCCCGTAGTATATTGCATACGCAATTGCATAAGGGACAGTGTTGTTAAAATAACAAACGTTTAAATCTTTGATAACGGCCTCTAATGGATAAAGTTCTAGATGCTTTACTCGACTATCCATTTCACAAGTAATAATAGGTTTAGTGTTTTTTTCTAAAAATTTTCTTGCTATTCCCGTTTGAGAACCCGCATCATCTGAATCTAAGAACCGTGATACGGGGTCCATCATTATAGTTTTATCAACGTGGATGATACCACCCACGCAATTAATACCCCAAACTTCATCAAAATGTTCTGAACGTATTCTAGCAGCTACATAGTCAGAATAACTCCCGCCTAATCCAACGATAGCTAGTTTCATGACCTACGTCTTTCCGGTAGCCCTCTTCGGTATGCGTCTGAATTCTCTCTAGCTTCGGCATAATCTTTCAACCTAGCTATAGATTCCGAAAATCTTTCATTATACATCTGCATTATATCCGGCTCACCCTTCATATAAACAGTAGCTTCAACTAAACTGCCAAACAACATAGCATTCGGGGCGTTCTCACTTAACCAAGTTGTGTTGTTATCACCAACCGCTGTTAAACTCTGAGGTCTGTAAAAGTAATGTAATTCCATTTTATATTTATCATCAGGTACAGGTGCTATGATAAAGTTATCTTGATCAAAATACGCATAGTACAAAGGTCTTCCTACTTGCAAGAGAGACGCTGTCGTATCTTGAGGAGCTGGAGTATATGTTTGAATAAAGTTTACATCTTTTTGAAGTAAAAATGTTTTAGGAGTAATAGAGACACCCGATATTGTGCCGTCAAATTGAGTTGATAAACTAAAAGAGGCTAAATAATCAGAGGGTACAGCAAGAAACTGACTGTTTGCTTGTAGAGTACCCGTTACATTTTTTCTAAATGTTTCTAAATCAACCGATTTTAAAATTCGTTCTTCTACCGTCTTAATAAAAGTAGGAAGGTTAGCAACGAATGTTGTTTCCGTATTATCCGCATATTGTTGTATTGCTGTCTTTAATTCTGCATATGTAAAACTCATGTTGTCACCACCGTTACAGTTCCTATCTCTCCCGTTCCAGGGAGATCGTTAGGAGTTAACCCATCATTACTTGCCATACCTATAGGATTCCACCCATATTGTATAACTCTTTCTGCTGCCAGATTAGATTGAGGCCTAGGATCTCGAAGTGCTTGAGGGTCAGGAGTCACTGGAGGAGGATTTAATTGAGGCTGTTTTTCTTCCCACTCATCTGGTCCAACCTTTGCACCCGTCCATTCCACCCGCATAGTATTTAAACGGTATCTCCAACCAGACCTATCTGAAATACCCCAAGCTTTTTTACCACTTGCGTATGCCATTAGTTTGCCCTCAAATAACTACCACTGGGTCTCAGAGCAAGATCT